TTTCGGTTAAATAAAATTGAAGAGGCAGAATCGAAGGCAAAAGAACTCAAAAAGGGTTACGAAGAACTGGAATCTGCCATCAAACTCGAAGAAGAACGAGAACAAACTTTTAAAAAATTATCCTCAGAGGCAACTAAACTAACGCATGAAATTTCTAAAACCAATACAAGGATTTCTGGACTTGAAAATCAATCTAGAGACCTCGAACAAGAAATTCAAACAATTACCGAACAACTTAAAAATCGAACTGCTGAGAAACATGCGTTAGAAACTCTACAATCACAACTCGAAGACCTCCAAAAGGAACAATCAGAATTCAGAGAACATAATGCTTACCATGAGTTTGCACATTCTTTGATGAAAGATGGTGGAGTCAAGTCAAAAATAATCAAAAGGTATCTTCCTTTAATGAATCAACAGATCAATAAGTATCTGCAGCTGATGGACTTCTATATTAATTTTTGTCTAGACGAAGAATTTAAAGAAAGTATCAAGTCACCAGTTCACGAAGATTTTTGTTATGAGTCCTTTAGTGAAGGTGAAAAGATGCGTATTGACTTATCTCTTCTCTTTACTTGGAGAGATATTGCAAAGATGAAAAACTCTGTCAGCACTAACTTATTGATACTTGATGAGATATTTGATAGTTCACTTGATGGATTTGGAACTGATTACTTTACTCGAATCATTAAATATGTTGTAACCGATGCAAATGTATTTGTCATATCGCACAAGACAGATGAATTGGTTGACAAGTTTGACAATATATTAAAATTTGATAAGATAAAAGGATTCAGTAAACTTACCCCTTAGAACAATGAAAGTCCCTAATTGGCAGCATCATTCCAAGAAGGAACAGAAACGTCATTTAAAACCACAAGCATTACGTCAGGCAAGAGCCAGACGCAACCACTTGAAAAAGTGTCTACTAAACCCTTCCAAGCGGAGGGTTTTCGAGTATCATAGATGTATAAGATAAGAAAGTCCAATGAACGTCAACCACGAAATCAAATCACAACTTGCTAAATTACTTGCTACAGAAGACCTTGTTGTTGAAAACAAGGAAGTAGATACAGCATCATTCAATGTCCATACTCGTGTCCTCACACTTCCACAATGGGAGAAGGCAAGTAGTTTAGTGTATGACTTACTTGTAGGTCATGAGGTTGGCCACGCACTCTTCACACCTGATATTGAGTGGTACAAAGACTATCAGATTTCACCAGGTATTGTGAATGTGGTTGAAGATGCTCGTATTGAGAAGTTGATGAAGCGTAAGTATGGTGGATTGGCAAAGACTTTTTATCGTGGATATAATGAGTTGAATGAGAATGACTTCTTCAAGTTGGAAGATGAAGATATAAACCAGATGAGTTTACCTGATCGTATCAATTTACATTTCAAGTTGGGTAACTTTGTTGATATTGACTTTACTATCGAAGAGACTCACTTTGTTGCAAGAATCGAACAGTGTGAGACATTTGATGATGTATTGAGAGTATCAGAAGATTTACACAATTTCTGCAAAACACAAGACGAGCAGAGAGAGAAAGACAAGGTAGAAGACATTACACCACAAGGTATTCCATTTGAAGGAAATGGTTCAGATGGAGAGACTGAATCAGAGATGCAAACTAATCCATCAAAAGAAGAAGAAGGTGAAGCAGAAGGTGGAAATGTTAAGACAGAGGAGACACAGACCAGAGGAGATACACCTCAACCTCAGACTCAACCTCAGACTGGTGGTTCTCAGAGTTCACTTGGAGGAGAATCAAGTCTTGATGTAAAGACAGACAAAGCTCTTCAAGAGTCACTCAAAGACCTTGTAGATACCAATGAGTATTACAAAGATACTAACTACATTGAGATTCCAAAGATAGACTTAGATAAAGTTATTGTTAACAATTCTGATCTTCATTCAAGAATTGATAAAGAATGGAAAGAAGCTCATGAGGATTCTGTATTCAGTGAAGTAGACAAAAGATTCTTTGAGTTCAAAAAGTCTGCACAGAAAGAAGTTAACTACCTTGTCAAAGAATTTGAGTGTAAGAAGTCTGCTGATGCATATGCTCGTGCAACAACTTCAAGAACTGGTATCTTAAATACAGGAGTTCTTCATACATACAAATTCAATGAAGATCTATTCAAGAAGGTTACAGTATTACCTGATGGTAAGAATCATGGCCTTGTATTCATTCTTGATTGGTCTGGTTCGATGTCTCGTATTATGTCAGATACATTGAAGCAGTTATTCAACTTAATGTGGTTTTGTAAGAAAGTTCAGATTCCATTTGAAGTTTATGCATTTACTATCTGCTATCCAAAAACTCTAGTTAGTGAAGATGGGTATGCAGAGTTAACAGAAATCAAAGCAAATGATTTTGAAGTTGATAAAAAGTTTTCACTAATGAATATGTTCACAAGTAAAACTAAAGGTAAGGTTTTGGATAAGCAAATGAAAACCATATTCAGAATTGCAGATAACTTTGGGTCATATTATTATCATGACGATAAGTCTTATAGAACACCTTTAGGTCTAAGTCTATCTGGAACTCCTTTACATGAGACTATGATAGCACTACACGATATTCTTCCAGCATTCAAAAAGGAAAACAATGTACAAAAAGTTCAATGTGTAATTCTAACTGATGGTGAAGGACACCCTCTAGCATATCATTCTGAGCATACTAGAATGGATGACCCAACAGAAACATACTTAGGAAGAAACAGTAGTGTAAGAAGAAATTGTTTCTTAAGATGTCGTAAAACTGGAAGGACATATGATCTTGGAGGAGGTTCATACTACCATAGTCCTCAGTATACAGATGCATTCCTAAGAAATCTTCGTGACAAGTTCCAAGATATGAATTTCATTGGTATTCGTATTCTAACTTCTAGTGATACTCATAGTTTCTTAAGCATGTATCTTGAAGGTCAAGATCTAATCAAAGCAAGAGTGAACTGGAGAAACACAAAGACTGCATCAATCAAGACTTCTGGATATCATACTTACTTTGGATTGTCATCCAGTGCTTTGAGTAATGATACAGAGTTTGAAGTTAAAGACGATGCATCAAAGGCAGATATCAAGAGAGCATTTGCTAAGACTCTAAAAGGTAAGAAGATGAACAAAAAGATATTGAGTGAATTTATAGAATTGGTGGCATGATAAATACTTGCAATAATTAGAGAGAACCCATGAGTAGATTTGGCGATTTATTGGGTGGTAATGTTACTCCACCCACACCACCAGTTCCAGTAGAACCAGAACCTGATGTAGTAGAGGGTGACTCTGATGAAGGCCAAGTTGATTTGGAATCTTTATCTAAGATAGAGTTGGAGGAGTTTGGTAGAGAATTGGGTATCGAACTAGATCGTAGACATAATAAGAAAGCATTAGTTAAAGAGTTGGAAGACGAACTAAAGAAACAAGAATGATGAAATCTTACCACATCTACTTAGAGGATAAATGTCTGTTTAAGAATTTGAATCAAGAGGAGTTTGATGTTGTATGGAATAAAATATATAAGTCTTACTGGACAGAAGACTTAACTTATTCTTGTTGTGAGGCAGATAAGGTAGAACAGATGGAATCCAGTTATTAAACTGTCACATTTGTTATAGATATTATATCTGGGTGCATTATAATAGGTGTAACGAAACAAATTACATCATGACAAACAAAACATTTGCACCATTTGAACTCAAAATGACAGAACAGCAAGCAATCGATGGATTGAAAAGCACATACGGTAATGAATTTACAGCTGCTGATGTTCGTGCTTTTGCTTTAATGAATAACATTGGATACGCAACTGTAACCAAAAAAATCAAAAAGTACAGAGTTAGTCCAGGCAAGTGGAATCTTACAGTTACCAAAAAGTCTGTAGAGAATATTGAAAAGTCTTTCAAGTCTCCTTCTGCATCACCTGCTGTTGAGAATAATTTAGTTCCAAGCAAAGACGATACATTTGTCAAGTTTGGTAGTTTCAATGACGTTAAAAAAGTTATTGCATCTAAGTTATTCTATCCTGTTTTCGTAACTGGATTATCAGGTAACGGAAAAACATTTGGTGTTGAGCAAGCATGTGCTCAATTGAATAGAGAAATTATTCGTGTAAACATTACTATTGAAACAGATGAAGATGATCTTATTGGCGGTTTCCGTCTTGTTAATGGCGAAACCGTATGGCACAATGGCCCAGTCATCGAAGCACTTGAGCGAGGTGCAATCTTGCTCCTTGACGAGATCGACCTTGCCTCTAACAAGATCCTCTGCCTTCAAAGCGTCCTTGAGGGAAATGGTGTTTTCCTTAAAAAGATTGGAAGATTCGTTGAACCAAGAGGAGGATTCAACATCATTGCCACCGCAAATACTAAGGGTAAAGGTTCAGACGATGGACGATTTATTGGAACTAACGTGCTCAATGAAGCATTCCTCGAAAGATTCCCAGTCACCTTCGAGCAGTCCTACCCAACCCCAGTAACAGAGAACAAGATCTTAGCAAAGATTGCTGCGACTCTTGGTGTTAAGGATGCTGATTTCTGTAAGAGATTAGTTGATTGGGGTGACATCATTCGTAAGACATTCTACGATGGTGGTATCGAAGAGATCATCAGTACAAGAAGATTGATTCATATTCTTCGTGCATATTCAATCTTTAACAATAAGCAAAAGGCAATTCAAGTTTGTATCAACAGATTTGATGATGAGACAAAGCAATCATTCCTTGAGTTATATGACAAAGTAGATGCTGACTTTGAACTAGATGCAAAGGAAGATGCAATGTATGAGGACAAGAATGAAGCACAGAATTGATCCTAACACCTACATGAGATCTAACTGGAATAATCCTGCTCCAGTTAGATACCGTAGAGGTAATCTAGAAAACCGAATTAGTATGACAGTGCTATGGGTTTATTTAATCATATATGCCACTATGTTCACTCGTGGTCTTATTCTATTTTTAAGTAGATGAATCTCTGGAAAAATTACAAAGAAATACTACACGAAACGCTTCCTCTGCATAACGCAGTAGGGAGCGTTTGGGCTACATGGGAGTCAAAAAGTACACATTTAACTGCAAAAACATATACAACACCATATATAATTAAGTCACGAGAAGTGGAGATCTGGAATGAAAAATCTTGCATATACAA